CCTCGAGAACTTATTAGAAGATTCATCCGATGAAAAGGATGAGTTGCGAAGTCAAATATTAAAGCTAACAGAGGAAGTATCTGCGTTAAGGATTAAAGTTGAATTCTTGGAGAAAGAAAATGAAAGACTCAAGCTCAAATAACTTTAAGTGTGTCAGTCAAGCGGCTGGCAAGAAAAAATGCCTTAAACAGTGCCGCCTTTGTAAGGAGCATTACGGTGGCAAAGCCAAAACAAAATAACTGGTCTAATCTATTAGTCAACATTGTAGGACACGAGCCACCCCCTGACTCGTTAGACCTGCGCAATTCTTTTATCGAAAACTGTTTAGCTGACCAAGATGGGTTCAAGGTTACCCAAGCCAAGATTCATCACACGATGCAGAAGGGCATCTACGACTGGGAGCAGCAAGCCTTGTCCATGAACGCTCGCCTTAATGGGTTAATTAGAGCTCCCTATAACACTGGTAAGTCCCAACAAGTTCCCATTGGTTTGTCAGCGTATATGACCACCCGAAAGCACGAGCTAGAAACCCTAATAGTATCTGCAGACGGTGGTATCTCAACCAAGAGGATATTGTCCCTAAGAGCTTTGTTTCAGAGTGATATGTACCGCTACTGGTGCAGGGAGCACAACTTTAACCCTGTTGAGTTTGACAGAACCGACACAGGTTCAACGCAGCGCATCATCGTTAAGAGCCGTAACCGTACTGGTAACCCTACTTATGAGGCGTATGCTGTCCTCACACAAACCACGGGACAGCGTGCTGGTGTCCTAATTCTTGATGATGTGTGCAATGACGAGGACAGAATATCTACGGCTCGCAGGGAAACCGTTTGGAACAAAGTATCTAACACATGGATTAAGCGTGTACACGATAAAGGTATTGTTTTAAGCGTGTGCACACCATACCATCCTAATGACGCTAACAGCAGGCTTATGAAATCGGGCATATTTAACGTACTACAAATATCGGTAAAAGAAGATAAGACTGGTTACAAGGTCGAGGAGTGGAACAACTTTGAAAAGTAAAACGTGCGCTAAATGCAATGAGACTAAACCCATAGATGACTTTTATGAGAATAAAAGGTACAAGCAAAATCGCACGAGTTATTGCAAGAGTTGCCTAAAAGAATATAGACCTCCAAAACTACCGAAAAAAGGATTGGTTTATTGTTTAGAGTGCGAGGGCTTCTATAAGTTTGGCATAACTAGGTCAACCATGAAAAGAAGAATCATAACTATGCAAACGGGCAACCCATTTGAGGTAAAAATTGTTTGGGTCAAGCGTACTAATGACATGAGTAAGTATGAGCGTATGCTTCACCATCAGCTAAAAGATAATCACGTAAGGGGTGAGTGGTATGCTATCCCCAAGGTACTAGCCAAAGAACTTAAACATATAGTAACACACGATGAAGAAAGCTAAAGTAATAATGTACGCTCGTTTTGGGGTGAACGTAGAACAAGATGAGATAGACTACATAAAAACAAAGATGGAAGAGTTCTTAGAGATGATAGAGGCTGAACTTGTTGGTCAGAAGTGGGAGATACTGGCAAAGAATCAGAGTTCTAAGGCGATACACGAAATTATAAAGCAATGCAGTAAGAATGAATGGGCAATACTGACATACGACCTTAAAACATTACACCAGCACCATTCAGGTGCAATGTCCTTAATAGCAGAGGGTGACGATGTCGGTGTGCCCGTTTATTTCATTGATGGTGGAGCCGTCATGCAAACATTATTTAGCAGGATATGAGAGAACCAGATAAGGTCTGGGACATTCCCCTATGGGAAACCAATCACAGTAAACAACGGCTACTCCAAGAAGAGGCGATGGATTTTCTGTCGTATAAACTTGGGTACGAAATGAGCGAGGAAACAGATGACCCAACGAGAAAGGCTTATAAACACTTTGACGGCTATAACCACTACCCTGATGGGAACCTTACGGCTCTTGATTACGATAGTAGCCATCCTGTCTGGATTTGTGCTGATTTCAACAGGTCTCCTCATTGTTGGGCTCTTCTCCAAGTTAAAAGAGCTCGTAATGGGCTTAAGCAGTATATTATTTTCGATGAAATCTTCTCCAAAGAGGCTCTAACCACCGAACAAGCCCTAAAAGCGGTAGAATTACTGAGAAAATGGGGTATTTCGAAGGTTTTATTGGCTGGAGACAACACTTCCAACCAAAAAAGTGGTAATTATGGTCGTGTAGGCAAAAATGATTGGGATTATGTCAGAGAAGTGTTTGAGGAGAACGATATTTTGTATAAAAACGAGCTAGACATCCAAAATCCTAAACGAAAGGTTCGTGTAGACAAAGTAAACAACGTAATTTATGCTGGAACCAATGGAGAAAGACGTTTATTGGTAAACACACGCTGCGAACACGTCATAAAAGATTATATGTATTCTATTGTGAACGATAAAGGGCTAAAAATAGACAATGGGGATAGGGGGCACATGTCCGATGCTACTGATTACGCTATTTGGCGCAACGAAAGAGGCTCCGCCTCCCCTATGTATGTGCTCCGCTAGCTTCTTTTTATAGCTTTAGCTCGATTACCCATACCAACACGTCTTTTTTCACGAACAGCCTTCTTGCCCTCTCCACGCTTACGCAGTTCTTGCCACGTTACTGGGGTCTTAGAGGAAACCTTAACGGTGGGTCGACATTTCTTTACGCCTTTGAACTTGGCAGAGCCACAAGCCTGTCCGTCTTGGGTCTTCCATTTCTCCTTCATCCATCGGGCTACACCAGTTGTACCTGACTTCTTGCCTTTATACGTTCCACCCCTTTTTTTGTATTCCTTTACTATCCACGCAGAAGCATACGCACTAGGGAATATCTTGAACTTACGTTTAGCCTCAGATTTAACTCGGCTGTATAGGGCTGGTTTTGCTGGAGTGTTTGCCATAATTGCGTCAAACTTATGGCTGAATTACACTAAAATTCAATACCTTACTTTAGTATTGAATCTTTATGGAATATACGTATATTTTTGACACCATGAGTAGCAAAAAAGACCCAAAGCTTACAAGGTACGGAGTAAGTGGCTATAACAAGCCTAAACGGACTCCAAGTCATCCTACTAAGTCTCATGTTGTAGTAGCAAAAGTGGGCAACAAAGTAAAGGTCATACGCTTTGGTCAGCAGGGTGTATCAGGTGCGGGCAAGAATCCTAAGACTAAAGCTGGCAAGGCTAGACAAAAATCCTTCAAGGCTAGACACGCAAAGAACATAGCCAAAGGACGTATGTCAGCAGCATATTGGGCGGATAAAGTAAAATGGTAACGTTATGCCTCTTCAGCGTGGTTCTTCACCAAATATTATTCAGCAAAACATTCGACAACTTATCAAAGAGGGTTATACGAAGCAACAAGCTATCGCTATAGCCCTACAATACTCAAGAAAGTAATGATAGACACCTCAAAGTTATATTCCGTATCCAAAGACGCTGTCGAAGACATCGTAATGAAAGAAACTCGTCATCCGTATTATAGCGTGGTTCTTGACCGAGCTAAAATCATGAACAGTTGGTTCCAAGCGGAGTATGACGAGTACACAGCCATTTCTAGCACGGTCTTTTCTGATAAGTCCTATATCATTGACCAGAGCAGCATTGAGTCGGATGAAGAGTACAGAGAGCGTTTAGGTCGAATGAAACTGTTCCCATTGGAGCAGAAGTTCTTCTCGGCACAACAGCGCATTTATGACGAGAACAACGTCAACAGAATGTACCCCGACAATAAGGATTTCTGGAAGTGGAAGGAAACGAATTTTGATGATGCAGGGTGTTCCATCACCGAATTTTACCGAGACAAGGTTCTCTTTGTAAAAGAGGTTTTGGGGTTTGGTGCAGTAGTAACCGACCTTATGATGGATGGTAACGGAAACCCTGTTACCGACACAGACGGCAACGTAGTTCCTTACAACTTTGTTGTGCGTCCCCACGAAATATGGAACTTTCAAGTGAAGCAAGGCGCTCTCACGTTGCTTGTTACTAGGCAAATGTATTATGACTTAGACAACGTTAAGAAGCATAAGTGGACTGCCTACACACCTGAGTACATCTGCGTGTACATCGAAGAGAACGGGAAGAAACAAAAGACTCTGGAAATACCTAATCCATTCGGAGAAGTTCCAGCCACGCTACTCAAGGGTCAGACGGATGCTAACAGTTCGTTCATTGTAGGTAAACCCCGTAGATATTCCCTAAAGGGTATGTACCTAGCCTCTTCCGAGTTGTTCTATGACCTAAAGAAAGGTTCTGAACTGTTCGGGCATCCTATTCCTGTTCTCACAGATTCCATTGTTCGGTCTTTAGCTGGTGTAGCTGATGACGACCAATACGACTCTCGCACCATCAAAGAGGGTGTGGGTATGGCTATCATCATTCCTGATGACCAGCAAATACCTAGTAACATGTTGTATCAAGCGGATATGCAGGGTCTTCAGCACCTTAGAGACGTAATTTTTGGTGATTTGATGTCGCTCATCTTCTCTATGGCTCAGGTTCGGGACAAGTCCATTGTTAAGAGCAATGTATCGGGCTCTGCTAAGAGATTTGATAACGTAGAAGAACAAGGGTTACTAGCGTCTACCGCTATGGACATGGAGATGATAGAGATGCAGGTGCTTAGAAGAATGGCTAAGGTTCGTGATGAGGACTACGAAGGATACGGTGTAACCTATTCGAAACATTACGACTTGTCCAGTGCGGATGAGATATTCCAAGACATTACAGAAGGAATGCAGTACCATGCAATGTCTCTGCCTCTCATTAAGAAGTTGACCAGTGAATATATGCGCAAGCGTTCCATGCCTCAAGAAGATATTGAAGAAGTAATGCAACATTTTGATGATTATGGTATGCCCAAAACGGCTACTGACTTAAGGAATTTAGTGGATATTCTTCCACAAGAAGAACTTCAACGCCAAGCACAAGTTGGTATTGAAACACAAAGCGAGCAATAATTAACTTATAA